CCTCGGCACCTGCCAGATTTGCGGCGCAGTCCACAAGGTCGGCAAGCGCAGCGGACGCATCGCCAAGCACGGCTATCGCGTCAAGAAGATTGTTTACAGCGGTCACTTTGAAGGCGAGTGCGAGGGCAGCGACTACCCTCCGCTTGAGAGAAATTGCGACTTGCTGCAACGCCACATCCGCCAGCTTGAGCGCCAGCTTGAGACGCTCGCCGAGAGCGACGACCCGACCTATACCACTTGGGACGGCAAGCAGTATCGCCGCTCTAGCATGATTGCCAACACTGAGCGCGCCATCGAAGAGCAGAGCAAGCGCCTCGAAGGCTGGCACATGACAGACCTGATGCCGATTATCTAATCAACCGGCGGGGCTTCGGCCCCGCCCTAAAAGGGAGATAACTGTGAGAAAATATTTTGACGACATCATTGGGGCGGTCATCCTGACCGCCTTCACCCTTGGCTGGGTCGACTGGCTCTGGGTGTTCGGCGTAGAGGCCTCACGGTCCTACACTTGGTGGGCGCTTATCGCCCGGTTTGGTCAATAGAAAAGGAGAGACCAATGAATATCGAAACGTACAAGAAGATCATCGCCGAGGCGGACAACAAGATCATGACCGGCTCAATCGTAACCCCGGACTATGTCCGTCTGCTGTCCACCCTTCGCCTCGCCGTTGATGAGGCCGGCGCCAGCTACCGCAAGATCGCTGACCGGGTCAACGACATGCACCGGCAGGTCGAGGCGCTCAAGCAAGAGAACGCCGACCTGCGCGCCGAGGTGGCCAGCAAAGAGAACGTGGTCGTCAACATCAAGCGCGAACATCGCGCCGAGATGAACGGCGCCCGGCGGCAGGCCGGCATCTGGAAGGCCAAGACCAAGCGCCTCGAAGGCGCCGTCGCGGCGGAGTAGCGAAACTAGCCGCCCGGCTGTCGTGGCCGGGCGTCCATCGAAGGGAGATGAGAGATGATTGTTTACACCGCGACGAACACCGTCAACGGCATGCAGTATGTGGGGTGCAGCACAAGAAAGCATATGTCCCACAGGAAGGATGGCCACTTTCGCCAAGCCAGAAAGGGGCAAGGCGGACCTGCCTCAATATGGCAGGCCATCAGAGATTTTGGCCGAGAGGCTTTTCAGTTCGAGGTCATCGAGCGGACGGAAACTGTTGAGCAGTTGCGCGAGCGAGAGATGTATTGGATCGAAGAAAGAAATACCCTCGCCCCAAACGGCTACAACCAGAATAGGGGCGGTGCTGTCAGTGCGTTCGACGAATACAAAAAGGAGTATGTCGTCGATGGCAAATCATACTACGGTCTCGGCCAGTTATCCGATGCGTTTGGAGTTCATGAGTTGACGATAGGTGTTCGCCTGCGCCGACAGGGCTGGACGCTGCGGGAGGCAGTAGGCCTCGACCCCGCGCCGCCTTTGCCGAAGCGTGAAGGGAACAGGTTCGATTTTAGGGGCAAGACGTTTTCTAGCGAGAAGGAAATGTGCCGATACTATGGCGTCTGCGATAACGTGTTCCGTCAGCGCTACCATCGGAATGGGTGGACGCTGGAAGAGGCGCTTGAGGTAGAGGAGAGGATCAAAAGGCATCCTTGTCACAAGGAGGTGAAAGTGCAGGGCAAGATGTTCTCCAGCATAAGGCAAGCGGCTGACCATTATGGCATTAATAGAAACTCCGTAACGAGCAGGCTGAACTACGGCTGGACCTTAGAGGAGGCGCTCACCACGCCGCTTATTCCTAACAGCAGGCCGAAGCCCTTCAGGACATATGTTCTGCAAGGCAAGACATTCAGAACGCACCAAGAGATAGGCGACCACTTTGGAATAAGCGCCGAAGCTGTGAGAGGCAGAATATATCGCAACAAAGACAAGACACTCGACGAAATTTTCAGCAAGGAGACAAACCAATGGTAGGTAAGAAAACACCAGACAACATCGTCACCGCGTCAATACTGCCGGTGATCCGCAACCGCAGCCCATACGCCACGCCCAATGAGGCGCTCAAGCGAGCCATCGGGGCGGAGGCTGGAGACGCGCCCGACTACCTGCCGCAGAGCGAGCCAATGTTCTGGGGCGATGAGCTTGAGGGCGTGATCCTCAAGAACGCGGCCAAGCGCCTGTCGCTGACGCTTCTGGAGACGGAGTTCGACGAGGCGATCTTCCACGACGTGCTGCCATTCGCCTGCTCGCTGGACGGTCAGGGGCTGGGCAGCAAGGTGTTCACGCACGACCCGGCCAATGGCATCTATGTGCCGCAGGGCGGCAGCGTCGATACCACCGGCCTCGGCGTTCTGGAGGCAAAGGTAACGGCAAATGCCGCTGAGGACGTGCCGGCGCCGCACAGAGGCCCGATGCAGCTACAGGGACAGATGATGTGTACCGGCTACGCTTGGGGCGCTGTGTGCGTCCTGTATCGCGGCAATGAGCTTCGGATATTCCTGTACCGGGTGGACGAGGACGAGCGGAACGAGATCATCGACGCGATCCACGAGTTCGAGCGCCGCAAGCGCGACATCGACTGGTACGACGTGTACACCTCAGCCGACGGCAACGTGGCGTGGGATCGCGTGGACGACGTGGCGCCGCCTCTCGATCTGAACGAGGTCGAGGATGGCGAGTTCTACGCGGAGATGCTGGTGCAGGCCAAGGCCGACAAGAAGGCTGCCGAGCAGCAGATCGACATTGCCGAGGCTGGCCTCAAGGAAATACTCGGCAATCATGAAGAGGGCAGCGTCACGGTTGACGGGTCCAGTTTCTACATCAAGTGGCCGATGCGGCGCTCGAAGGCGCAGCCGGCAAAGACAGTGCCGGCCAAGCCCGAGAGCGTGACCCGGCAGAAAACCCTGACAGTGAAGGAGGTGAGGTCATGAAAATAACACGCATGAAAAAAGGCTATGTCATCCGTGTCACGGACACAGAGTTCGACGTTCTGGATATTACGATGCAAGAGGGTATGGGTTCTAGTATGTGGATAGATTTTGATTACGGCCATCTGAGGCCAGCAGAGAAACGCATCATCAATGAGGTCAGCGAAAGTAAGCGCGACTGGATGGTGATCACAGAAAATAGGAGGTGAGGCAATGAAGCCGTTGACATCGAAGCAGCACACCGTTCTGGCAATGATCACGCGCCACATCAAGCGTTATGGGTATGCGCCCACAGTGCAGGAGGTGGCGGACAAGACCGGGCGCAGCAAGACCGCCGCCTACTCGCTGATCAGTCAGCTTGTGGCGAAGGGCCACCTTGAGCGGGGCTATGGCAAGTCCCGGCATCTCAAGCTGGCGGCGTGATTTGAGGGGGTTTTTGGCCCCCTCATTTTTTTTTGGCTGCTGGGGTTGATATTGTTGTGATATGCGTCCATATTAGTAGGACAAGAGTAGAACAACCAAACGGGAGACCACGATGATCAAGTTTACTACAGAGCAGATTTTTGAAACCGCCACCAGCGATGAGGGCATGAACAAAAACCAGACTGTTATGTTTCACCTGTTCAACCCAAATGGCCTAGTCGCCAAGCTGCCTGAGTTTGAGGACTTTTGTCACGGCGACATCTTTTACACAGGCATCCACATTCTGTACAGCAAGCACGAAAACTACTATGCCAAGTGGCTGCGCAAAGTTGTTCACAAGCCGGGTCGGTATAACAAGTGGACCTTGGCTCATCACCTCAACGAGCTTGCTCAAGATGTTGATCGCGCTTGGAAGAAAATCGAAGCTAAAAAGGCGGCGGCCTAACGGCCCCGCCCCAGAAGGGAGATAGACATGACTTACTTTGAGCTTAGACTTTTTCGCGCAGATGGAACCTGCTTCCGCGTTGATGAGTTCCGCAAGCATGCGGACGCCAAGACCCACTTCGACAAGGCGGTCGATCAAACGGTCAGCTTCCACAAGCTGGTCGCTGACGAGCCGCAGATCAGCAACGTCATCGCTCACCAAGTTCAGCTTGTAGAGCGTAACGACGCGATGACTTGGCTGACTGAACACAATAATTGGGCAGCATCATGATAGACCCAATCGAATGCCCTGACTGCGAAGGTCAGGGCGAATACCCTCAAGAGATGGCCGTCATCGACTACACGCGCGGCGGCTACCTCGAGGATCGGATGGCTGAATGCCCGCGCTGCGAAGGCTTGGGGCTTGTGGAAAAGCCAGAAGATGAATACGATGACTAATCGCTTGCGGGCAGCGTTATGTCCCGCGTTTCCTCCCGAAACTTACCCCGGCCTCGCGCCGGGGTCTTTTTATTTGCGGAATAGCTTGGCGCCGCCGCGTATCGCAAACGTGCTGGCGATTATAGCTCCAAGGCTATATTGATACCACTCCGGCATCGTCTCCAGCGCCGCGAACCCTTGCTCAACTACGCCTCGGCCCCAATCGCCACAGAACGCGAGTATCAACGGGATCGAAAACAGGATCACCAGATATTCATCCTTGAGGCTGTGGACGCTGCCCTGCGCCATAATCTTTTCCCAGCCCGCCTCATGCGTGGCAGCAACCTCCATAACCTTCGCTTCAGCCTGCGCCTTGGCTACCTTAGCCGCAGACGCAGCCGCCTTCTCGTCAGCCTTGCCCTTGAGCCAGCTTGACGCAAGGTTGCCGACTATTGGCAGCAGAGCTTGGATCATGACTTCTCACTTCCGAGCCAAAGCCCAAAAGCGCCCGTCATCGCGCCCGTAACGGTTGCCGTCAATCCTGCGGCCTGCGTCGTCATCGCGTCGGGCGGCAGTGATTGGAACCAGAATAGCGTTTGCAGATATGCGTATGTCATCACCAGCATCATGCCGCGTGGCAACAGCCGCCACTTGAGGATGCGCTCAAAAGTAACCTCAGCCATTATTTCCATTCTCCTGATTGCAGTTGTGCCGCCATCTCATGTGCG